GATCTGTCTGGACTTACGGCTGAAGCGCCTCGCGATGCGCTCATTGTAGCCAGTGACCAACACGTTCGCGCTTGGATCTCGCTCGATGCAATAGGCGCCGTATCGCACGGTCACTGTCTCTGTTTTGCCATGGCGTGGCGGCATGTGGATCGCGAGTCTGTCGATCTCACCACGCTCCACAGCGTCAAGGTGCGAAGCGATGGCGATGAGATGCCGAGCCGTAAAGGACCAACCAGGCGGAAGAGTCTCTCGCAGGTAGTCAAGGTAACAGAGAGCTGTCTGAGCACTAGTCTTCGTTTGGGCCTTCGCTGGCTGCGGAGAGAAGTTGAACCGAGAAAGTTGCAATCTTTTCGTAGAGAGTTGCAATCTGTGCGGCTGATTGGCCATTAACATACCTCTCGCTTTGTGTCGTCCTGGCGATGACCTGAAGTGCTTTGAGGTTGTCCTCGAGAACGGACGCCAGCAGATCATCAAGTGATACTGCTGGTGCCTTCGCAGTCGTGACAGTTTCCGACGCGTCGGAAACAGGTTGTAGTTTTCCGACACTTGACGACATGCGATCACGAATCGTGATGATGGTCGTTCGTGGTAAACCGTGAAGTCGAGAAACAACCGTCGGTGTCTGACCTGCCATCAAAGCAGCTTCGACCCGTGCGATTGTTTCTTCGTCGTAGATATTTGGACGTGCCATGTTTCTATTCTGGCTCATCCTGGCGCACTCTGCGCCTGTAGTGCAGCTGTCCGTGGCATAAGTAGCACAACACCTGAACATCTTCCATTAGCTCACCACCGAGTCTGATGTAGGTGATGTGATGGACATCAAGCTTGAAGCCGTCGTCCTGTCGACGGCCACACTGCTCGCATGTTCTACCTGATCGCTCCAGTGCCTTCGTCCGAATGTCCTGCCACCGTTGCGATCGCATGTACTTGCGACGGTAGTCGCGCCATGCCTCATCGACCTGATCGCCGGACGCTCCGATGGCCTTGAGCAGCAGGTAGGTGTTGGACCATGGCTTCGCCATGATGGTCTTTATGATGTGGTCCGTGTCCATGTGATCTCATCCTTTACAGGGTGATCGTCACCCCACATCCAGTCAGTCGCGAAAAGCGACTCAGGATCGAGTGTGAGACCTTGTAGAGTCTTCGACTCAGGTCCGGTATGCATGACGAATGCTTCGTACAAATCGGAATATCGGATGTACACATCGTGGTCAAAGCATGCGCGTGTGATCGGTTTGCCGTGCATCAAGTGTTGAACAACTTCTGAGAACTTCATTCTATAACCGTCCAATCTCGCGCCAGGACATCATTACCTGATAGTGTCGCGAAGCCTTTGCATCGCCAAACATTCGCGCCATCGAGCTCGTATCGCATGAGTGCAGATTCCACCAGCTGAATCTTGAACCGAGCGCCATCACGCCACACAGGACGCCCTGCGCGCACGTCTACAAGGATTTGTTCGAAACTCTTGCGACCACCCCAATTGTTTTGTTTCTTCCCGATACATTCTTGGAACTCAATCCGCAGTGAAGGTTCGCTCATCATCCATCGATTTATCATCATGACCGGATAACCGACGACTTCGGCTGCTTTGCTTCGTGTCTCACCGCTTGCGATGAGCTCCGCCCACTTGATCACGGTCGCGGTCTTTTCATCGAGCGAGATGTAAGGGTCCATTTTCTTGACTGGCCTGTCTGGATTTTCTTCCCTGATCCATCGATGCAATGTCTTCTCAGACATATCCATAATCTCAGCTGTGCGTCGTATGTTGTGACCAGCAGCTCTCAGATCTTTGATTCGCACCATGAGGAGTTTCCGCTCCTCAATATTTGTGTTCTTCGACATTGATTCTCCCCTTCAAAGTAAAAGACCAGGCACACCGTTCGGATGATGTGCCTGGTTCCGTCAGCGAGTGTTGGCAACCGGGAGATGGTTACTCGCTGGCGTCTTCACCGAAGGGGTCTTCGATGTCATCAGTCTTGATCGTTGGCTGTGCGATCTTCGTGAGCTTTTTCTTGGCACTGACTGGAGAAACGGACACGATGGCATTGGTTTGATAACCACGCGTGTTGAGCTTCGAATCGACAGTGACCATCCACTCCTTAGCCAGGAGCGAGTCAATGTCAAGGTTATGAAACTCTGCTTGTGTCAAGCGGCGTCCGAGCATGCCATCGAGCAGGATTGTGAGTGCTGCCTTATCGGAACCATAGCCCTGGCGCGTAAACTTGACAAAGCGAAACGCGTTGCTGTTGCTGTCGCCATACTCAGTGGTTTCGAAGGTGAAGCGGAAGTTTGGAAGCAAAACATTCGGATCATCGTACGATGGTCGGTCGATGCTCTCGACGTTTGCGAGACGGCAGACATAAGAGCCCGCGACAGCTGCTTCGAACTGTGATGCGCCATCGTTGAACGTGGCATTTGAAAAGAAACCCATAACTCTATTTCTCCTTTGGTCATAAGACCACTCTGTGACAGTGCTGGCTCAGTTACCAATCCAAAGGTGTTTCCACCAGCACCATCAGAGTTGACATTACCAAACATCAAACCACTTGTCAAACATAAAAGTCGATGCTGTACTAGCGGGCCAGCGTAAGCGTCCGGCCCGCAGGGACAGTTTCGACTTAAGACCCCTAAGCGAGCACACTTCAAAAGCTCGCAGGGGGGGTTTCCAAAGGGGGGTTTTCTGTCTGCTGTTCCCGTTTTCTCATACTTAAGGGGGAACAGCACGGGAACAGCAGCGGGAACAGCAGAAAAGGCCTTAAAGCATGCCTGTCGGACTGTACTGTTTTGCGTTCTTCGGACCCTTTTCAAACATGACAATACGACTCGCTTCGAGGTCCGCAAGTGTGGCAATAACGACCGATCTTCGACTGCCACACAACTCGATCAGGCGTGACTGTGTGATGCCTGGTTCGCCACTGATGAGCTCAATGAGCTTCGACCGGATCTCTTGTGTGATGACTTCACTTCTGGCGCCAGCGTCGAGCGTCCTGACCTTCGTCAAGCCATCCTCGTCCCTGATTTCAAAAGTTACATCGATGGCGTCCTCATCGCTGATTAGACGGCCCTTCGTGACGTACATCCGATACAGGCCGTTCGCTTGCTTCTCAACAGAGAACGCCATGTCAGCAGCTGCGACAATCTCCGCAGCGCCTCGCATACCTTCGTGCTTGACGGTCGAGTCTGTGCCACCCTTGCGATTGTGGTGAGCGATCAGGACAGTGATTCCGACATCGAGCAACTTCTTAAACGAGTCGTAGAGTCGACGCATCTGACTGTTGTCGTTTTCGTCCAGGCCATGCACACGCACCAGAGAGTCAATGAGCACGAGTCCAATACCCTGCGACTGGCAATGCTTCACGATTCGTTCGACATCGAGCACATTGTCCAGCCTGATGCCGACTCTGTTGAGGTAGCCCATTCCTTCAGCCGAACGCATTCCGAGCTTCCTGAGCCGTTGTAGAACCTTCTGGACACCCATCTCCTCATCGATGTACAACACTTTGGTCTGAGGGATGTCGAACTCGTTCAGCCACTTGTCGCCGAATACAGCTGCGCGAATCAAGTCGCACATCACCCACGTTTTGCCACTGCCTGGTGGCGATGAAAGATAATGAAGTCCGCCAGTCGAGAGCACATTCGGAATCAGCCAGGACTGCGCTCCGAGTTTCTCCTCCTCGACCTCCATCCGTGTCCAGTCCCAGACCTCCCAGGGAGACATCGTCTCACCGCCCGGCAGATCGTCGGGGACGTTACCCTGTGCCCACTGGACCCAGAAGCGGCCAGTGGTCTCACGGATGAGCTCAGGCTCGAGTGGAGGTTCGCAGTATGTGTCACTCCACCAGATGCTGAAGATGTTCGCCTGGTCAATACTGAAGCGCTTTGCTCGCAAGAATCCAAGCAGTGTGACCAACGCATTGTTTCGTCCGTTGAATGGTCCACCCGATGCAGGTTGTGGCTGAAACAGCCGGTCCCAGTGGTGCTCACCATTTGCCACGACGCGAGCATGCGTCGCCATGTCTCCGGCAACCATGAGCCGGAGATCGTCCAGTGAAAGTTCTTCCATGTTGTTCCTAGTCTGTGAATGTCTGCGTGTCCAGCGCAGTGGTTACGAGTTTACGACACTCTTCCGCATGTGCAATCATGCCCATACATCGCATCTGCTCGATGCCGATGATGGTGTGATTGAAACAGTACAGCAGATAATCGCCGTGCTTATACTTGCCGAGATTCCAATTGCCACGCTCACGCTTTGGAAGGTCTCCCGCTTTGGCGGCGATCAATAGGCGTGACCACTCATCGCCCCATGGATGAGTAGATGTCGTCTCCTCGACGATTCTGGAGGCCTCTGGCGGGTACTTCGCGAGTTCCACCAATCTCGGAAGTTCGCGATTTTTCCAATTTAGAGTTCCAGGAACTCGTAGGATTCTTGACGGGTTCTTGCACTTGACGTCAGCGGACGCCGAGAGTGTGAGCATCCATCTCTCGAGCAGCTGTACAAACTCTCGCTGTTCGGTTGGCTTAGTCCCAATACCAGCCATTTTGAGTCGACGGTAGCAGTGGAGACCCTTCCCCGAGCGTACCGCGACTGTAACTTTAGCAAGCGTTGCAGTCTCATCCAGACCAGCAAGATCATCAATATCGCACCACACCACAGCAGCAGAATGAACATCGGTGTCCCTTCCTCCTTTACGCCAGCGCGGCAACACGCCGACGTATACATCATTTCCTTCGTCGCTCCACTGAACGCATGCTTCGCCGATGCCGGTCCAGTCTGCTTCCGTCCTTGGAAGTTCCCAGAAACGCATCTGCACCTTGCCCTGATTCATCGTTCGAATCTCGACGAAGCCGTCAGAGTACGGCTCGAAAAGCCATGACAAAAATGTCACGGCCTGTGAAACTCTATTCATTTCTACCCCTTATAATCCCTGCATGTCCAAGCAGGTCCCGACACATTACCGCAAACAACCGATTCAGCCCATCGAAATCATCGACGCCTATGGTCTCGACTTCAAACGAGGGAATGCCTTGAAGTACCTCCTCCGCGCAGGTTCTAAACCTGGCGAAGATAAGACCGACGATTTGCTGAAGGCTGTCTGGTACATCATCTGTGAGATGCACAGCATCGAGCTCGCCGACCAGATCAATGAAATACTGTTAGTTGATGCCACTCGCGATGCCTAGATATCGACACGTCGCCTCCACTGCTTCGTCCCAGGAATAGGCAACAAACCAGAGGTAAGATTCGCCAACAGACTCACGAAACGCGATCTGTCCTGGCGTTAGTTTGTTCTTGCCTGACTTCATCTCGATCCACATCCCACAGTGCTGCCCCATTTGAATCGGGATGAAGATGTCCCATACGCCAGCCTTGAGTCCTTCGGACTTCATACGGCCACCTGTGGCCTTCGACCTGTAGCCGCCATTCGGCACAGCGAAGATTGTGCCCAGGCGCTGATCACTTCCAGACATCACCCGACACCAGTTGAAAAACGCGATCTGCTGTTCTGACTCTGTCATAGTTCCATCCTCTCAAAAATCTCCGCTAGCACGTCTGCACCAGCGGCCACACGAAGTTTGTCAATTGCGCGCACCTGGATCTGCCTGATGCGCTCGCGACTGTAGCCGATCAGGATTCCAACGTCCTCGAGTGAGCGACCATCCGAAAGACCGTCGAATCCGTAGCGCAGGCGAAGACATGCGATCTCACGGTCCGTCAGGACTTCCATCACTGTCCGCAGCTGCGCGTAAAGGATTTCTCTGTCTAGATGGTCACCGACTGGAGGTTCATTCGACGCCATGAAGTCGTAGCGACTTTGACCGTATGCGTTCGGTTCATCGATGCTCGAGACCAGCTTCACATCGTGCTGGAGGATTTCCGTGAGCGACTTCACATCGAGTGATTCGATTTGCTTGTGCAGGTATCGCGGGTAAGTGTGCACGACCTCACGGACGTACGCGAGAAGTTCCGCCGGTGTTGGAGTCTCACCGTGCTTCAGGATGTACTCCTGGCGCGAGACTCTAATGTGAGACAGTTTAGCGATGGCGTGGCTAGGTAGACGGATGTCACGACCACGACTCTCGACACCGCGCCCGATAGCCTGGCGGACCCAGTTCGTGGCGTAGGTGCTGAAGCGATGACCGAGTGACGGGTCGTAGCGCTGGACCGCGTGATGCAATCCGAGCATGCCATCGGTGATCATGTCTTCATGTTCGCATCCACGGCCCCTGAACTTTTTGGCGATTGCGCTAACCATCCTGACGTTGTGATCGATGAACTCAGCGGTCGCTTTGTCTTTGTCACGCTGCGAACCACTCTGGACCATGCGTCCAAGAAAGAACTCCTCCTGTGGCGTCAGGAGTCCAGTGGTGCTGGTGCGTCTACTGCCTCTGTACTGTGACCATGTATTGATGGCGTCAGTCACGAGACTGCATCGCCTGATGTGTAAGGTGATCCGGACTGTTCGGAGTGTTCCAGTCGCTTGCTACTAGACACGAGAACCAGACAGCACCAACGACCAGGACGAATGTCCCGACCATCTGAATGCGGCGCTGTGTCCGGAGGCGTCGCTCGCGCTTGAGCTCACGCTGTGAGCAGATTCCACAAATGCGATGTCCACGGCCATAAGGCACGACGTTTTGTCTGTTGCATACGATGCACGAAAGTTTGATGTCCATTGTTTTGTCCTAGTCCTGTTCTGTCTATTGCGGGAGAGTCTGTCCTGTACGCTTGCACAGGATCCACAGCTGCACTTCGTATTCACTGCGACCAATCGCATCAGCGATGCGCTTGACGGTCGACTGTCTCACAGCATGAGCGCCGGAGAGCATCCGACACACTGCCGATTTGTGGATGCCGAGTTTCTCAGCGATATCCACCTGTGTATGTCCGTAAATCATGTCATCGTTATACACATGGTTGACACTGTATGTCAACTAGTGCTAGGATGTTCGTGTGATTGGACATCACAACGAAGGGAACATAATGACACAGGAACGGGTTGACCTTAAATGGAAGTGCGGCCATACCGCATTTATCACGGTTGGATATACGCAGGGGGACCTCAAATACAAGATGGCAATGATGGCGTCGACGCTTGAGATCTGCGCCGCGTGTGAGTCAAAGCGTTCGATTGAACGCGCATGGTCATTGACACAGCGACTCCTCGAGCCGAATCCGATTGTTATGAGCGGGTCGGAGAAGCAGATCGAGTGGGCACGTTCGATTCGAACGACGAAGTACGAAGCACTCGCACATGTCCTTGACTGTCTGCGTCAAGCGTATGAGACACGCCAGGACGAGTGGCCAGCCATCGCACGGGCAATCAGCCCAGTGGTCAATGATGTGTCTATATGGCGGTCCTACAGCCAGTCAGGCGCCATCATCGATAGACGCAACATCAACTGGACGACAGCGTTTAGGAACGCGCTCAGTCGGGCAGGATTACACATAGGGGGTTTGAAATGACAATGTCGGAAACAATCGGTGCTATCGCGCCAGCGCTGGTCAAGGCCCAGGCTGAGATCAGGCCAATCGTCAAGGATTCGACGAATCCTGCGTTTCGCTCGAAGTACACTTCGCTCGATGCCATCATGGAGGTCGTTCGACCAGTGATGGCGAAACATGGTCTGTTCGTCGTGCAGTCGGTGTTGGACACCATCGACGGTGAGCATTCGACCAGCATCATGGTCGAGAGCCGTGTGATACATGCCAGCGGTGAGTGGA